CACATGCGATGAAGTGCTGCCAGTTTTCTCCGGGCAAAATGTCATCGTCGATCGTCACGTAAATATCATGCTTTGCTGGATCGAGCAGTTCCGCCAGAGCCTTGTTGAGTGCGTGACACTTCGAGGGCGTGCCGTCGAGAACGTGAAACTCTGTCGGGTAGGTGAAGGACATTTGCAGTTCGTCGATTGTCGCCTGAGCCACCGCAAGCCGATGCGTTGGAACTACGACCAGAAAACGCGGCCCCGCTGGTGTTGCCGGTTCGTGCCGTTTGTTCTGTTGTAGCACATGGGCCAACAGTGCCGGATTGCGATGTTCGGTATAGTTTCCGCTGGCTGTTCCAGAGTCCGCTATGGCTCTCAGGATCGCTCTCAGGTTGATTGGAATTCGCTTTGAATCAATGCCGCTTCTTTTGACTTTGCGATATCTCGGCAGCGTTGACGATGCCGCGTCACCGTGACGAACCCATATCCAGCCGACTGCATCGGAAACGACCTTTGTTTGCCATCGCTTATGGTATCCCCAGTGCTGCTCCTGATGCGGATCTTTGTCGTGATCTGTCACCAGCGTGACAAACTGAATGCCGGGATGATGCAACAGATAGCAGGTCTCACGCCAGAATACGTATCCATTCGGCCAGATGAGATTCCACTCGCCCGACTCTGGAGCTTGTGCCCTTGTAAGTTCGCAATACTCTTTACAGATAACGTCATCATCATCCATTCGGCTGACGATCTTTCGCCCCTCTGGAAGCTCCCAGTTCTCTCGGTAGAGTTTCCAGTTGGGCCGGTAAAGAGGCTTGACCTCGCAGCCGGTTGACTGGAACGCTGCAAGTCGCTCGGCTAAAAAAGGATCGTCCGGATTGACCGCGATGTGAATGATCGGCTTAACGGTCTGAAATGCCAGCGATGGGATTGATGTGTGGCAAGAAATCTCCAGCCGTCGCTCAGACAAACGCGGGTCAGTGTAAGCCGCTTGGATGATCATGATGTGCGGAATCATTGAGCCTGCTTCTCGATGTAGTCTCTGTGCGTTTCCAGTGGCCGACGCTTCACAATTCGTGGCCCCTTTTTCGTGATGATGTAAACCGGCTTTGATGCCTCATGCTCAGCCTCAACGCTTGAAGGAGTCGGGAGCAGTTCGGCGAGAAAGTCGTGTAGACCATCGCACCACGCTGGTTCAGTGTTATTGATGACAGTCGTGTTTGCGGTGAGTCGTTTGTACGTCTCTTTGTCTGCCTGATGCTGAAAGCGTGCGAAGAATGGCCGCGTGCGTTGCGGAGTGCCTCGATAAACATTGCCGTACAATACCTCCCACAACATGGTATGCTCGTGCAGATTGAAGTCGTCGAACATCGCCCGCAGTTTGTCTTTCTCCAGCCAGTGCGGGAGGTGTGTAGCATAGTCGTGTTGAGTTAATCCACGGGCTACCAGAGCTTCCATCGACGCGGTTTTCCGCTTCTGCCAACTGTTGCTTTCGTCCGGTCGCCACGGCTCCGCACGAGGTGTTTTGATGTCGTCTAATGTGAATGGTTTCAGGAAATAGATATCGTCCATCATCCAGACGCACTCAGAATCAATTTCGGCATGTGTCGCGATGTAAAACACCTTGCCAAGCATGTCGCGAAAGGCTCGATTCGGCTTCGTGTGTGGGACTCGCTTTTTGTTTATCACATGACCGTGATACCAGTCCGGCTTGTCACCGATGATTGTGATCTTCGCCTTGCCTTGAAAGAACGTTTCGACTGATCGGATGGACCAGCGAAGCTCGTCAGCTTGTGCCCCACCGTCCCAGTAAGGCCAAACGAATTGCATGACTGGCTCGTCTGGTGCTCGATGTTTTGTTTCACCGCATCCGCCGCACGGTTTCGCCGCTACTGTGATTTCTCCGCGTCTGGCTTTCTGAATCAGCAGTTGCTCGGTTTGTGCGAAGAAGCCTGTTGCTGGTGGCGTTGCGTATCTGCAGGAATCGCAGAACTGTTCGCTAACCTCATCGACGATCACGAGGTCTTCGTGATTCGAACACTCAAAGCCGGTTAAACCGGGCGAACGATATTTGCATGGTTTCATAATTCTTCAGCCCGGTGATAAGTTTCCGGTCGCCCACCCGCATCCGTCAAGCCTGGCTTCTCTGGCTAAAGCTGGGAGGCTGTAAGATCCCGAGGCCAGGCAGTTCAATGACCCCTCGTACAGCCACTCTCTACTTAACTCGGTGCGCGAGAATGGAAAGTAGTCGAACGCCGTGTAGTATCGACTGCTAAAAACCCGAATGCTGTTTGCCAAAACCACGCAATAATACTTTCGACTTCCACTCAGACTGATTCCCGGTTCGCAGGTTCCCGGCGTTTTTGTGCGACAGCCAATAAGGTCCGTGGATGGAAACCCCGGCCTTCCTCGCCATGTCCCGAGGTCATCCGTTGCGTAATGAAGTTCATACCTGTTCAACGGCCCGTTGTAGTAACATCGACAGAACTTCAACGTGTAGGTGCCATCATACGCTGAGCAAAGACAGTCCGCGGAACCGTCCCACGTTCCGCCCGAAACAGAGACATTCCACGTCAGCCGTCGTGGTATGGCAACACAGCCAAACGAGGAAATGCAACTGCTGGAAATTTCAGAATAGCTAGGTCCGCTATCAGATTCGCTCGGCGGAACTGATTCACTCACACTTGGTGGAGTTGATTCGCTCGGTGGAGTTGATTCGCTCGGCGTTTCTCCGCAATGGCAGCATCCTAGCAACATTAGACGCTCCCTGATGATGCTGAGCCACCCGGACAATCGGCCGCGTAGAGTTGCCATTCGCCGTCAATCCATTCGGCTTTCGCGTAGGTTCCAGCATCAACACTGATTTGTGTGAATCGATTCACGATTGTGATCGTTTCGGTGGACAGCGTTAAGTCTCCGTCCGTTTTCTTGCGAAGGATTCTGGCCGTGGCCGTGCTTGGATCTCGCTTCGTATTTACTGCGGCCATGAGATCACCCGACAGAATGACCTGCAAGCGTCTTGTTGACCTGTCTACGACCGGCCGCCGCTCCGGATAGTTGCTCGTCAGATGCGGATTCAGTTGCTGGCGAGATAAATAATCGTGCCAGAGCTTCCGGGCTTGATCTGGCGTCAGGGCGGCGATCGCGTCCATGATTAACCTTTGATGTCACACAGGAGATCAATCCCCGCAATCGTCGGCGTGACTGCCGTGCCAGTGGCTGCATCGTTACATGCAATCGTCAACCGCACATCCAAAACATCACCAGCCGTCAACCCGGAAGGCGTGATCGTAAATGCTTTAGCGGAAAACACTAGAGAGTTGATTGTGGTGGCTGAGGTCGCGCAGAGGTCTGAGCCGATGCCAGTAATTTTGTCGATCTTATAGCACTCGACATCAACAGTGCAGGATGACGATGCAACCGTCGTCACCATGCCTGCCGACAGTGAAAGTGTAACGGTTTCGCCTGCTTCATAGCACTCTGGAAGCTCGACCATAAATCGAGCATAGCGGCTCGTGGCTCCCAGTGCTTTGCAATCGCCCGCCGTCACGACTGGAGCGGTCGTTCCAAAAGTGGTTCCGATCAATGCGAGATCGTCGGCAGCCGCAGTGCCGGGTAGATTCGTGTGGATTGCGTCCCATACTCGCAGGCCAGTCAACCGGACGGGAAAGATTGCCAATGCGTCTTGCTTGAGAATCGACGCTCGTGTTTGTGCAGAAACGCCAGTCTCTTTGATTGCCAGAGTTCCTGAAATCCGAACGTCATCGAATTGCGATGCCATGTTTTTACCTTCTTAAATCAATCCTAGTGCAGAGTAAGGGAGCGAGCCGTAAACCTGCGTGTGTACGAAATATGCGTTATCCGGGTTGGTTTCTTGCGTGCCGTCGATTTTCAGCAACACTGGCTTTGTCACTTCCTGATAGTTGCCATCGACGGCCCGCGTGATCAGGCTTCCATTCCTGACGTATAGACCTTCGTGTCGCCAACGCTTGTACCACGTTTGAGCTGGAGTCGTGCCTGCAAACGGTTCGCGGAATTGTATCCTTGCTGTCACGGTCCATTCCTCTTGAATGCCACCGTAGATAAATTTGTTTTTAGCCGAAAAGCCGACGAGTCGTGCAGTTCCCGGAGGCCATCCGAGGAATGTGTCTGAGTTTGTCGCCCGACGATACATGGCGATTCCGGCCGTATTGATCGACGTGAACTTTCGCGTAATGACGACCACCTGATCCGCAACGTCCATTGACAGACCGTCGACTGGCTCTAGATTGACGGTCATAATCGCCCGGCCGTTGATGTCTCTATCAATCGGCTCTGTTGTTTGGGTGTCGCTCCACTCGACATCAACCGCCGCTTCGTTTACCAAGCCGCGATACGAAACAGTGACTACCCAGAAGATCGGGCTGACTCTTTGCGGATCGACTCGCTCGCAGTAGGAATTGATCCCCGTCGCGTGCTGATCTCCGATGCGAGGAATTCCGCTCGCCGCGACAATGGCGTCTTCTTCGTCGCCAATCTCACACAGCACTTGGTAGCCTTCGGTGTTTGACCACACCTGATCAATTGCCGATAGCTTCGCTGATGACAACGAGCCGCCAGTTTTGCTCCACATTTTTGTCACGTTTTGAACTGTCATGCGATTGTTACCATAACAACATCTTCGGGCGCAAATTCTGGCTTCTTTGCTTGAATTTCTGATGCCGCTGCCGTGCGAGTTGACGACACCATGATCTGCCTGAGCGACTTGGCCGCGTCTTCCATCCAGTGCGATTGAGTGTCCACTGGCCCGCGTGTCAGCATTCGCGATTCCATTGCCGCCAGTGCTGGTGCCGGCCCTTTGTCCGTTTTCTTGTCGGCTGTCTTTTCGCCTTTAAGTTTAGCCGCCGCGTCCGCTTCGTCCTGCTTCGCCTTATCAAATGCTGCTTGCTCTGCTGCGAACTGCTTTGCCGTGGCTTCGTCTACGCCCTGATTCATGAACTGCTTTGCCGTTGCAGCTTCTTTGCCCTGTTCTTTTTCGATCTTCTGCAGTTCCAGCCGTTCGCGTTCCGCTGCGATGACGTCCTCAACCCGCTGAATTTCGCGACGCGCATTCTCTGCGATTTGCTCTGCTTCTTTCTCGCGGTCTTCCTGTGCTTTTTGTCTCGCCCGCTCTGCGTCTTCTGCTGCCTTTTCTGTCGCTCGGATTGCGTCTTCCTGCATCTTCTTCTGTTCGGCCGCCGCTTCGCGTTCCGCGTCTTGCTTGGCCTTGATCGCGTCGCGTTCTTTCAGTAGCCGTTCTGCTTCGCCTCGGTCCTCATCGGTCGTGTTTCGCAGAGCGTCAATCTTGATCTGCTCTTCTCGGGTCGCTTTCATGTACTCCACCTCCTGCCGGAGGGTTTCCAAGTACGATTCCGATTTGTCTTTAGCTTCGTTCGACGCTCGAATCGCTGCGTTTTCCTGTGCTCTGGCACCAACGATTTGCATCAACTCATCGCGTTGATCTTTTAGTCCTGCCAGTCGCTCTTTATCCGCTGCCGCTTGTTCTTGTGCGTCGATGGCATACTGCTTGCGGTTGCCAGTGATCTGCCATGCGTCAGCCCATTCCTCAGCGTCGCGAGCACTTTTCCCGGCTACATCACTCGCGGTTTGAATGTCTCGGCTAAGGTCGCCCAGCAGCTTTGCATATGCCGCTCGCTTTTCTTCTGGATCGCGAATCAGTTCAATATCTTCTCGGACATTGGCGGCGAGAGTCGAGGCGTTTTTCTTCAATTGGGCATCGAGTTCTGCTGCCGTCTCTTTGGCACTAGCCATTGCCCGTTCAAACTTTTCGGTTTGCCAAATGATGTCGCCCAGTACCTTGCCGACAGCGAACCCAGCACTCGCGGCCAGCCCCATCAACCCGAGCTTAAACGCTGCGGCCCCAACAGCACCAGATTTTGAAACTTCGCTGAATTGCCCGACCTTGTCTGTAACCGTGCCAACAGTGCTTGCGAGTCCCGCCAATTCGCTGCTACCTGTGATCTTTGCCAGCGTGGCAAACATATCAGAGGCCGCCTTTACGTCCTTGCCTCCGCTCTTAAATGCCTCGGCCGTTTTTTCGGCACTGACCGCAGCGGCGTCCTGTGATTCGGACAATCCCTTGAGCGATGCACTCGCATTGGTCGAATTCGTTTCCAAATCTGCCAGTTTGCTTAGCAGTGCTTCTTCAGCATTTGCGAATTGCTCAGCGGTTATTGCCCCATCCGCCTGATATTGTGCTAACTCCGCAAGCTGTCGTTTGTATTTTTCGGAAGATGTCTCCAGCGATCGCATTAACCGCTCGGCCTGCTGTCCCGACTTACTGGCGTTCGCGCCAACCGTCTCCAGCTTTGCTGAGGCTTGATCGTCAGCCTTGATCAGGATTTCTACAGCTTCGCTCATACCTGACCTTTCCTTCCTCAGCTTGGAAAAACTGTGCCGCTTCGATGAATCCGATCGACTGGTCTAATACGCCGCCCGCAATTGGCGGAAGTCCTTTTTGAAACAACTCGAACAGGTCTAAAGAACTAATGATCTGTGAGCAAAATGAATTGGGGCATCCGTCTAGCTCAAAGGTTCCGTCTCGACATTCTTTGCAGCCGTCGCCGTCACATGATGGACATTCTATTTCGATCCGGTTGTCCTCAGTGCTGAGGCTCCGGCATGTTCCCCGCGTGCATGACCTGCACAGCATTCCACCTCGAATCAGGGCTGCGACTCTGTACTTTTTTTTTCATCAGCCGTTATGTGTTGGTTGTACATTACTTTGCGAAGTAACTCGCGAGCCTCTTGATAGCTCAGCACCTCATGCAATTCTTCGGCGCTGAACTCTTTGCCGCCCATGTTGACCCAGCCAATCACGACGCCGGACAACACCTCAACTGTGATTGCAAATAGTTCCTTAATTGAGATGTCTGGGTTTTGCGTCCACTGGTCGAGAACGTCCGCGATCTTCTGCTGACCTCGCATCGATTGCGAGCGAGCGTAGAACGTCGGCTGCGTTGCCTTTGGCTTGTCTGCGTCGATGTCTAATACGATCGGGTATTTTTGACCGGGCTCGAGAAATAACGGCATATCATCCTCAATCAAAAGCAATAGTGAGTTCAGTATCGGACGCACTGCCTTTTGTGGCGAGCCACGTCAAGTCGTCTGTCATCATGTCCGACCGATTGCCCTGCTGCTTATTTTCGAGCTGAGCTTTCGGTGCTGCAATCACGATCGACGAACCAGAAACCCCGACCCGCATGGAAAACGCTTCCGCTGTACTCGTGAGCCACTTGGCGTCTCGATCCTGCGTCGCTACCAATTCAGATTCTGGATCTGCGGTGATGACCGGGGCGCGATTCGTGACAATGGCCGACTTAAAGCCGCTGCGATCTGCTACATCAACGCACTCTCGCATGATGACGCTATTGCCTGCGTCCACCTCTACTGTTGACGTGCAAAGATCCACCGCGTTCCATGTCAGAACGCCGGGAGAAAACCTCAGCGGTAGTGTCGTTGGGTACGTCGGGGCGATGATTGCCGTGTCGGTTTCGTTGCTGGAGTATTTGCCAGTGAAGGTGAACGTAATGAACGCCACTTTTCCCGTTGGGCAACTAATCTTGAACGTGCCCATTGCACCTGACAGCAGCGACCGCTTGCCGTCCTTGTAGTGCGCGATGGTCAGCGTTTTTACGCCGCCAGATCCTCCCGGCCCTTCTGACACTGGCGAAAACGTGCCTGAAGTATCAACCCACCCACACGCTGGAAGCAACACGCTGGCCCATGTTGGCACGGTCGTGCCGTCATAGCTCAGGTCATGGACGATGGTGCATGTGCCCATCATGCCTTCCGGAATTCCGGGTAAATAGTTGAAGCCACCTTGGCCTTCGCGGCGAGTCACGGCGACGGTCGGCTGAATTGAAAAGTCGCGTGCGTTGTAGGCACCTTCTGCTCCCGTGATCGTTTCGGCAGTGCCGACAGTGGCTTCAACCTTAGCTGCAAATACGGCACGTCGTCTAAGTAATGGCATTGCTGTTTCCTATGTTTTGACAAGGCCCGAAGCCCGGAGAACATTGAGATTGATTCGACGTTCGATTTGTTTGAATAGCTCTTTTGACACCGCTTCGACCTGAACGACTTCCATGTTGTTTTGCGTCCACGCCCCCCACGGTGACACTCCGTACAGCTTGACGATTGGTTGTGCTAGTTTTCCTTGACGAAGTCCCTTCGTCATCTTGCGTTTGTCGCCCATTCGCTTCCATACGCCGCCATACAATCGCGGTGCGAGCTGCCCAGGCTTTGGCCCCATGAAAGCTCCCGGAACCGTTTTGCGCCCACCTGACTTTCCAATCTTGTAGCTCACTCCGCTTTTATTTTGTTTAGCACCGAACTCCTGAAGTCCGTAACGATTCTCTTTTTTCAAATGCACGACAGCTACAAGGCTTGTCGCTGATGCTTGAGCCCGAACGCTAATTGGCTTTTCTGATGCTGCCTTTTTCAGGTTGATCGCCTCGCGGATCTGTCGCCCCATGTCGAGCCGCGTTTTTTTTGCGGTCGCGTTAATCGCTCCGGCTATCTCTT